CTCATGTGGGTTTGCGGTATGGGTTTCTTGTTTGCCTTTGTTATTAACCCTGTGTTGCAGTGGTTAGCACCAGAGCTAGGTAGCCCTGAGTTACCTTTAGATGCAATGCTTGAACTTACGTTAGCAATGCTTGGACTAGCAGGACTTAGGACAGTAGAAAAATTAAATGGTAGAGCTACATGAAAACATATAAAGAAATAGTAAACAATATTTTAATACGTCTACGAGAGAAAGAGATTGTTACTATTGCAGACAATAGCTACTCTAAGCTCATAGGCATTTTTGTGCAGGACGCTATTGAGTACGTAGAAAGCTCATGGTCGTGGTCAAACCTACGCCATACGTTTACAGTGGCTACTCAAGCTAATACACACGTATACACAATAACAGGATCAGGCGACAAGAGCACAGTTCTTGCTGTAATAAATGATACTAGCAATGGGTTCCTATCTTATAAAGATCCCTTATGGTTTGATGATAAGTTTCTCAACGGGACACCTCCTGTAGCTACTCCCACTAACTATACCTTTGATGGTTTAGATAGTTCTGGTAATACAAAAATTAAACTATACCCTATACCTGACGCTGTTTACTCTATAAAGATTAAAGCGTTATTACGCTCACCTGATGTATTGGCAGACAGTGCTTCTATTAAAGTTCCCTTCTTACCTATACAAGCTTTAGCATACGCAATGGCTGTGGAAGAACGTGGGGAAGATGGAGGTGTTACTTCTGTATCAGCTAAGGCTCTTGCCGCAGCATACTTAACAGACGCAATATCACTAGATGCAGGTAAAGACCCCAATTCTCTAGTGTGGGAGGCCTCATAAATGGCTAAACCTATAATATCCGCAGCAATATCTGCACCAGCGTTTTACGGACTTAACACTCAAGAATCAGGTGTTACACTACAAGAAGGATTTGCGCTTGTAGCAGAAAACTCTGTTATTGATAAGCAAGGACGTTTAAGCGCACGTAAGGGTTGGAAAACACTGACCACGGCTGTAGGCGGTTCAACAGGCGCTAACGCTAATATTGGTTTAGAGGGCATGTCCAATTTTATAGACATTGCAGGTGTTAGCACTCGACTAAACTGGAGTAATACTAAATTTTACAAAGGCACTACAGACCTTGTTGTTGTTACCCCTACTACTAACGACACTATATTAGATGGTAACTGGCAAGCTGCTACATTAAATGACCATCATTATTTCTTTCAAAGAGGTTATTTGCCTTTAGTATTTACTGGCACTAACACCTTTGAATCTATATCTGTACACACAGGAACTACCTCAGGATCACAAAAAGCCAACACAGTATTAGCTGCTTATGGTCGTTTATGGACAGCCGATACACCTACTAACAAGACTACAGTGTACTTTAGTGATGTACTTGATGGTACTGATTGGAGTACGGGAACTGCTGGCTCTCTTGACATATCTGGTGTACTCACTCAGGGAATGGACGAGATAGTAGCTTTAGGTGCTCATAACGGATTCTTAATTATATTCTGTAAGAATAACATTATAGTCTACAGTGATGGTGATAACTTTCAAACAGGAATGACTACAGCAAGTTTAACACTTGTAGAGGTTATAGAAGGTGTTGGATGTGTGGCTAGGGACTCCGTACAGAGCACTGGTGAGGACATATTGTTTTTAAGTACCTCAGGTGTACGTTCCTTAAGTCGTACCATACAAGAGAAATCTCAGCCTCTAAGGGACATATCTAAAAATGTAAGTGACGATATTATACAAGCTTTAGAGTTTGAAAATATAGATAACATTAAATCTGTTTATTCACCTTCTAATTCTTTTTACTTAATATCTTTTCCTACTACATTTCAAACCTTTTGTTTTGATACAAGAGCACCTTTACAAGATGGATCATTTAGGGCTACACTCTGGACAGCCGTTCCTCCTAAAGGTTATCTTACTGTAGGGTCTAGTTTATTTTATGCAGAGATAAATGGAATAGCTACTTACACAGAACACAGAGATAATGGACAACCATATGTAATGGCTTACTCTAGTAATTATTTTGATTTAGGGTTGTCTGACATAAACAAAATTATAAAGAAAGTATCTGCCACTACTGTAGGTATATCAGGTCAAACATTTTCACTACAAGTGGGTTATGAATATCAGCCAGCAATATTCTCAGAAACTTTTACTTTAGACGCTGGTGCTGTAGCTGAGTACAACATATCTGAATTTAATCTTATTGAATACAGTGGCGGTATCCTAGTAAATGATCAAGCATCACCAGCACAAGGATCAGGAAACATTCTACAAATAAGCTTTAATGCGCCCATAAATGGTTCTGCTATGAGTTTGCAAAGGCTAACAATTTATGCTAAACAAGGTAAGGTACTATAAATGTCCAATTATTCTAAAACTACAAACTTCGCAGCAAAAGATGCGTTAGCTTCGGGAAACCCACTTAAGACTATTAAAGGTACTGAGTTTAATGTTGAGTTTGACGCCCTTCAAGTAGCTTCCGCTACTAAAGCTAATATAGCTGCGCCTACGTTTACAGGTGTACCTGCTGCTCCAACAGCTAACGCAGGAACTAATACTACACAAATAGCTACTACAGCATTTGCTAACGCTGCTGCTACGGCTGCTAGTGCTGCTGCTATGCCTAAGAGTGGTGGAGCCTTTACAGGAGCCGTGACCACTAACTCTACTTTTGATGGTAGGGACGTAGCTGCCGATGGTATCTTAGCAACTAATGCCATGCCTAAGTCTGGTGGAGCCTTTAGCGGTGCTGTGACTACAAACTCAACCTTTGATGGTGTTGATATAGCCACTAGGGATGGTGTACTTACATCTACTACGGCTACTGCTGCGGCTGCTATGCCTAAGAGTGGAGGTGCTTTCTCAGGTGCGTTAACAACTAATAGCACCTTTGATGGGCGTAATGTAAGTACAGACGGAAGTAAATTAGATGGTGTAGCGACAAATGCAAATAATTTTAGTTACCCTAGCCAATCAGGTAAAACAGGTCAATTCCTAAAAACTAATGGCAGTGCAGCACTTTGGGACGCTGTACCAGCAGGAGGTGTAGAGGAATTTGTAGCTTCTGGCGCACTGCCTAATGGTAAGCCTGTAATACTTAAAGCCAATGGTCAGGTTGAGGTTGTTGCTGGGTCTGATGGAGCTACAGGTAATAAAACAGTTTTTGAGGCAGCTACGACAAGATACGTTTCTTCTGCTTATGATACTAATACAAATAGAGTTGTAATTGCATACGCAGACAATGGTAACAGTTCTTATGGTACAGCTATTGTTGGTACTGTCAGTGGTACAGGAATTAGCTTTGGCTCTGCCGTTGTTTTTGAATCCGCAGAAGTACAAGATGTATCAGTTACGTTTGATAGTAATTCAAACAAGATAGTCATTGCGTATGCTGACGAGGGTAACAGTTCTCATGGCACAGCTATAGTAGGGACAGTCTCAGGTACAGCTATTTCATTTGGCTCTGCTGTTGTCTTTGAATCTGCTAACACAGGTCAGATTGAGGCAACCTTTGATAATAACTTAAATAAAGTAGTGATTGTATATACAGATAATGCTAATTCTTCTTTTGGTACAGCTATTGTAGGTACAGTCTCAGGCACGGGAATAAGTTTTGGAGGGGCAGCAGTATTTGAATCGGCAGCCATAGGAGGTTTAAAAGTTTCCTTTGACTCAAGCAGTAATAAGATAATAATTGTGTATCAAGATCAAGGTAATTCTAATTACGGAACTGCAATTATCGGGACAGTCTCAGGTACATCAATTAGCTTTGGAACGGCAGTAGTATTTTTAGCAGCAAATAATCAAGACAATGGCGTTCCCATAATTGATACTAATAACAATAAAGTTATAATATCGTTTAAAGACGCTGGTAATTCTGGTTATGGTACGTCAAGAGTGGGTACTGTTTCTGGGACAGGGATAAGTTTTGGAACAGCCGTTGTGTTTAATTCGGGAAATACCCACCTAGCAACAGGCCAATCATATCATCCTAACATTCAAAGGGCTGTTATTGGTTATAGGGATGATGGGGATAGCAACATTGGTAAGTATGTAGTTGGTGCTGTATCTGGCACATCAATAAGCTTTAAAAGTGAAATAAATTTTAGTACAGGTCGTGCAGACAATCTTTCTTTAATATATGACCCTGACAGTGCAAATCTTATTATGTCTTTTGAAGATTTTGCCAATAGTAACA